CAAATGTAATTTCTGTTGGCGTCCCAATCGTAGCGTAGGCGCTTCCCTCTGTATCATGCTCACCAATGGAAGCGTGTTTGATAATAAGGTCTCCAGCCGTCTGGAACGAAACACGAATCTTCGTCGCATCCCCCGCAAGATCAGCCGCGGCAATTTTCTGCCGAAGACTACGACTGTGATAGTTTCCGCTTATATCAGATGTCCCAAGCGTTACAACCTTTAGATCTTCGTCCGAACCAGCCTCCGGCGCGTAATAATCGTTTTCGGCGTTGTAAACTTCGCCCGTGCTTTCCTCCGCGTCAATGAAATCGGCGCTCTCGAACGTGTCTTGGAAATCGTTCAAGTACTGATAAGCTACCCGGTTCAACTCACGGTTGTCGCGGAGCGCTTTGCCGTAGAAGGCATCCTGCATATACTCGCGAATGTCTGTTTCGACCGCAAGAGACGCGGAAACGCTTCCGGCTCTGTCAAAGCTCTGGCCCATGATTGCCTCCTTTAGCTGTTCATGCCGGTGAGGATTCGAAGCTCAAGCGTACCCGTGCCAGAGAAGTAAAGACCGAAAAGGGAAAGTCCTCTTCCGTCAATACTTTCCTTTGATCCAGAATCGAGAGTCCAGGGGTCTCCACCAGAGGCCGTCCGGACGTATGCCGTTCCGCCGTTCGCGTGAAGCGCGACGGAATTGACTTCATCCGGGAACGTGTAAAGCGTGGGAGTTCCGTCCAACGCAACGTTGTCAATCGTGATACCAAAGGCCATGTTTTCCTCCTATGTCAGTAAACGGTTTCGTCCCATGTCTTCCAACGTGGTCAACACCTGCTCAATGGCCCAACGCCTTGAACCCGTGTTTTTGAGTTTCAGACAATATGCCCCTCCGCCAGCCCAGGGGCGTGCAGTTGGATTCAACCCGTCTCGCGTCCATGTTCCAGTCTCGAAAACAGTGGAAGAGTTCACGGCATCTTCCGCCTTTGTCCCAACATACACTTCCCATGTAATCGTGCCAGAATGCCAATCGCGAGTCCCGATCAGTTCCAGCAAAACGCCTTTGTCGAATTCGTTGTCCCCAAGTCGTATAGGGCCATAAAGGATATACGACGTGATTTCGGTCCCATCATCAGTTTCATTGTCACGATCAAAACGCCTGACATAGCCGTCCCTACCGCCAAGCAGGACTCCAGTTTCATTCCCCACTTCTGATCTGAGTGAAAAGGTTGCAGTCGGTTCATAGTTCGTCGCCGTCTTTACTTTCCAGAACGATTTGTATTGCCAGTCAAACCACCAGTGTATCGAGGGGCCTTCATTCTTTCCAGTCAAGTAAATGTGAACGCCCCGCTCTTTTACATCGTACTCCAAAAAGACATCATAGTTTTCTTCCGAAATATTCTTTAATTCGATTGGCAACCGTTCGTGAGAAAGAGATTGCGGTTCTGATAGGCCCTGCATGACGTAAAGGCCGTCCCTGCTTATAAAGATCAATTCCCCGGATGGGCCATAGCACCATGACTTTGCAGAAAGAATTCCAACGTTGCGCGATACGGCGTCAATCGAACCGCCGTAAGCTGGATCACCGCGCAAAACCCATGTCGAGTTCTGACACCCGAAAACGAGATAGTCGTCCTTGAACGGGCAAAGCGCGGTGATGTTCTCGCCAAGCTCTCCGGCATTCGAGCCTTGACCGTAAACAGCCCTCTGCGCATCCGTCGCGCCATAGTTGTAATCGGTCGGCGTTCCCTGCCTGGACATATACCACGCTTGGGCAATCGCCCAAACCAGGCGGTCCCGGTAGAGACAAAGAACCTTGCTCCCAACGGGAATGCTCCCGACGGTCGCCGTGATGAGCGTCAGGGCATCGGCGGAGTTGTCGTAAACCTTCGGACCCCGGAGAATCTTGAACGTGCATCCGCCTGCACCGCCAGCCGATGAAGCAAGCGTAATACTCTCAGCTGCAATCGTTTGAATCTTGTACGTTCCGGCGTTCACAAGACCGTCCGCGTTCGTGAGTTCCACCATATCATCATTGGCAGAAATACTTAGGGCAGACCAGTCGGAAACAGAAGCCGAGTCAAGAATCGTGCCTCCGGCGTCAATCGTCCCGTCTGTGCCCTCGATCTTGTAGCGACCCCAATCGGCGATATACAGCTTCATTGCCCGTTCCTGGGCCATGACGTATCTATCGGACGCGATTGTCAGACTGCTGGAAACAGCGGTCAAGTGGCCGTAGTTGAGTTCTTTGTATAACACGCCGTTTGAAGACGCCATGAGATACGTCTTCCGGGAAAGGTTCGTGACGCCCTCTTTGTAGAGCAAGGCGAAAGAGGACACAAGGCAGGTGTATCCTGTAACCGTGCTTTCGACCGAAAACCCTACCCTCTCGCCAACCGGAGCGGAAATCTCCTGAGACTTCAGAAGCGTCCCGCGCCAGTAGCAAGCGACCGTATTTGCCGTGACAACCACTTCAAACAGGCCGGGATACGCTCCGCCATCTGTTCCGCCCGTGAATGCGTAAGACGTAAGGACGCCTGAAACGTAAACATTAATCGCCCCGGAGAAAATTCCGGTCGCCCCAGAGAGATTGAGAGAACAGATTGCCCCGTCGGTTGTCCCAACCGGGGTTAAATCGTTCATCCGTAGAAAAATCTCATACGTCCCGTTATGTTGTCCACCTTGCGGGACGATGTACATATTGACGTAGTACGCCTGTCCTGTGTCAATATTGATGGACTTCAAGACTGCTCCGCGCTTCCCAGTCGCCGTGAGACTTCCACCCGTGAAAACAGGCGGAAGTCCCCCGGCAATCCAAGAGGGGGCTGTCCACGCGCTCGAAAGAGAATCGCCGATGAAACGATCTTCAAAGACAACCTGTTGTCCGGACGCAATCACGGATAAGCTCGAAAGCATCCTCAATGGATTTCCGCTTCCAAGCTGTTCCGGGAAAACCTTTGATAGTCCAGGCCGTGTTCCGCCCCTTGCCCTCAAGTCCGGCAAAGCATCTACCCTGACGTTTTGAGCGTCTGGAGTAGTAAAAGGGGGCTGGGATTGGAAGGCGAAGTGCCTGTGTAGCCCCCCGGCAGGGAACAACAGATTGCTCTGCTTCATTCGCCGAACCCTCGTTTACGAAGCGACGGTTACAACGTTGAAGTCGCAATCGGTCACGCTTCCGACGTTGCAATACAAGACGGTGTTGTAGCCCGTACCGTCAATGTGAATGAACAAGCAGCCAGGGGCGTAACCGGCAGTCGCATCAGCCGGAACTGTTGCGCCGTAAGCCAGGATGTACCCGGCAGGCGTGTTGAACAGGTCGAGCGAAGCGGGCATTTCGCCACGGTTCAGGGCGTCGTACAGGTTGTGGAGCATGGTAGTTTCCTTATCCAGGTGTGTAGGTAATTGTGATTCCGTAGTCTTCTTCAATTCGACCGCCTTTCGAAATTCCGTCGGACCTGTCGGCGTTGTAGCCGTAGTAGTCCTTCGTCGAAACTTCGATGTCGTGTTTGATCGAAGTGACAAGACGCTCCCGGAACAGTTGGTTATGCAGTCCAATCCTATCAGACATATCGCTTTCCGCAATCGCCAGACAGGACTCAAGGATCGTTTCACGGTGAGCCATTCCGCCAAGCGGGTATGGATAAGTGGTCGAAAGTTTCCCCGGAAGGGCATGGTATCTGTAATTCAGAACCCAAACCGCGCTTGGGGTAGGATAGAGGTAAACGCGGAAGCGTTGTCCCGTTGCTCCCGTATTCGAGATTTCGTCCACGGCGTAGTATTGTGGTACGCCGGTTTCCGTCTCATAGTTTCTCATCCGGTAGATGTCCTCTATCCCCACTTTTTTCATCGGCTCGTAAAGTGTCGCCACGTTAAAGCAGATGTCATCAATCAGGTATCCGAAGTCATCGGGAAGGGCGTAGTAGTAAGTTCCGTCGGCAGTTGTAATCGAGCCGGTCGGAGTTAAAAAACTCCATTTGTGAGGCGGCAGTCCACCCGCCATAGGCGGGTAATAGAACTGCGAAATCCCCCGTTGTATGACCCGATCAACCGCGTTGGTCTTGTCGGTATCCCAAGTAGTTGAGTCACCGCCAAAGCCTAGAAAACGTCCTATGCTTTCCTGAAGGTCCGCAAACCCAATCGAGAGTGAACTTTCGGCCATATCCACCTTTCAGCAAGGAAAAGGGAGGGGGTTGCCCATAGACAAATCCCCCGTCCCTATCCCCCGCAACAGGGATTAGCTAAGAGCCGTCCCCGCATTCGCCATGACCTGCCACTTCGTGCCGCCCCACATGACGAGCGTGTCATCGCCGTCGCCGTCAAGCTCAAGCTGTGCCGTGTCCGTGGTCCCGTCAAGACCTTCGGCAACGATAGCAAGAGCAACGTCGTTGGTCGTGAGAGCGCCGGACAACAGATGCCGCTGCTTCTGGCCAACGTAGGTTCCGCTGGCAATGGTCGCCGTACAGTCGGCAGCCGGAGTCGCCGGACCGATGTATCTGATCTGCCCGCCAACCTGAAGGGTCAACGCGCCGCCAGCCGTCAAGGTCGCCGTCGCGATTTCCTGGACGAG